AATGGACCGAATGGTTGATGGGCTTCCCAACTGGATGGACAGAGTTAGATGCCTCGGAAACGCGGTGTGCCCGCCCCAGTTCTTCCCCTTCTTCCAACAAATCAGACTGATAGAGGAGGCAGAGCATGAACCGACTACAAGAGCGGCGGATGGCGCTGGGTCTGACCCAGCCGCAGGTGTCCGCCAGACTGAAAGAAACGGAACCCAGGGCTGACGTGGGCATGGTAAGCCGGTACGAGAAGGGCGTATGCCTGCCGACGCCGGACCAGCTCAAGACCCTGGAGGATGTCCTGGGAGCGTCCAGGACGGAACTCTACGACGCGGAGGACCTGGACCTGCTGGGGGCGCTGCCGACAGCAGAGAGCCGCAGCGAGGCCAGCGAGACGGAGACCGCACCGCCCACCGCACCCACCGGGCGCTTCCGCAAGTGTTACCGCATCAGCCGCGAGTTCGCGGCAAGCCTGCCGGACGACCTGCTCCAGGTGTGCGGGTATTCGTCCTGGCAAAGCTGGCATGACGCAGCCCTCAAGCGGCTGTTAGGAGAATATGCGGCCCGGAAACGGGCCACCAAAAAGGAGGATAAAACCGCATGAGTGACCAGTTGGACAAGAAAAGCATCCTTGAGATGTCAATGGGTGCAATCCTGGAGCGCGTGGACTATGAGATGGGCAAGGTGATGGACAACATCCTGGACCCCAACACCAAGGCCACCGCCAAGCGCAAAATCTCCGTGACCCTGGAGCTTATCCCCAGCGCGGACCGCCGGACCATCACGGTGCAGAGCACGGCCAAGTGCTCCCTGACCCCGACGGACCCCGTGACCACGAGCCTCTACATCACCAACGCACCCAGCACCGGCGAGCTGCTGGTGGCCGAAATGGTGCCCCAGGTCCCCGGCCAGTTAGCCCTCGACGGTGAGGAGCAGGACCACCCCAAAATTTTGAAGTTCAAACGCCAGGCATAACGCCACAATCTGAAAGGAGTATTCATCATGCTGAAAGAATTTGCCCAGTACCTCGTGTCCCTCAAGGACAACAAGACCTACGACATCCACGGCGACACCTACTCTGACCACGACCTGGTCCGTATCAAGCCCCACATTGACCGCCCTGCCAACCTCTCGGTCTCCGGCCTGGACAGCATCGTGAAGCTGGTCCGCAACGAGCTGGATATGTTCGAGAACCTGCCCGTGTTCATCCGCGTGGACGATGCCCGCACGGTCTCCGTGTTCACCACCTACGACGACGTGATGTGCCGCGACAGCCTCTATACCGCGAAATGCGACGTTCCGGGCTTCCGTGACGGCTTCCGGGAGTATGAGCAGGCCATCATTGAGCTGCGGAGCAAGTTTGCCCCCGGCCCCGGCGTGGACTACCTGCTGGACCTGCTCTCCCGCATGAGCAAGGACAGCGGCGTGACCACCCGCGACAACGGCGTGAGCCAGGAAGTGGAGGCCCGCCAGGGCGTCTCTCTCAAGGCGCTGGTGCAGGTCAAGCCCCGCGTGGCCCTGCGCCCCTTCCGCACCTTCCTGGAGGTGGAACAGCCGGAGAGCGAGTTCCTGCTGCGCCTGGACGATGACGGCAACGTGGGCCTGTTCGAGGCTGACGGCGGGATGTGGCAGCAGGCGGCCAAGGCCAGCATCACGGCCTACTTTGAGGACAAGCTGGCCGAGGAGGTTAAGGACGGCAAGATCGTCGTGATGATGTGATGCAGCCGCAGGTCATCATCTGCAAGGACCGGGCGGAATGGCTGGAGGCCCGCAAGGATGGGCTGGGGGCGTCTGACGCCGCCGCCCTCCTGGGCCTCTCCCCCTGGAAAACCAACGTGCAGCTCTGGGAGGAAAAGTGCGGGCTGGTCATCCCGGAGGACATCGGGGACAAGCCCTATGTGCGCTACGGCAACGACGCGGAGCCGCTGCTGCGCTCCTTCTTCGCCCTGGACCACCCGGAATACCGGGTGAGCTTCACCCCCTACAAGATCATCAAACACCAGGACCTGCCCTTCATCACCTGCACCCCGGACGGGGAGCTGGAGGAAATCGCCACCGGGCGGCTGGGCGGCCTGGAGATCAAAACCACGGAAATCCTCTCCTCCACCGGCTGGACCCATTGGAAGGGGCGCATCCCCACGGAGTATTACGCCCAGGTGTGCCAGCAGATGCTTGCCGCCGGGTGGCAGTTCGTGGAACTGCTGGCCCAGATCAAATATACCACGGCGGAGGGCGAGGACCGGAAAGAGACCCGGCACTACAAAATCGAACGGGCAGATGCCGAGGACGACATCGCCATCATCCGGCGGGAGGCGGTCCCCTTCTGGCGCTGCGTGGAGCAGCGGCAGAAACCAAACCTCAAGCTCCCGCCTATCTGAACAGGAGGACAACATGAGCATGGAATTTGTGATGGGCAACAGCCTGGAGACTTTGCCCAAGACGATAGACTTCAACTTTGAGGAGCTGAAAGGCCAGCTTGCGGAGAGCCTGGCGCTGTACACCGGCCTGGTGGTAACAGAGGACGGCATCAAGGGTGCCAAGGAGGACCGCGCCAAGCTGAACAAGCTGCGGGAGGCCCTGGAGAACAAGCGCAAGGAGGTCAAGCGCGAGTGCATGGCCCCGTACACCGACTTCGAGGCCAAGGTGAAGGAGCTGGTGGGCCTTATTGACCAGCCCATCGCCGCCATCGACGCGCAGCTCAAGGAGTACGAGGAGAAGCGCCGGGCGGACAAGCGGGCCGCTATCCTGGAAATTTACGAGGAGACCGTGGGCGAGCTGCGGGCGCTGCTCCCCTTTGAGAAGCTGTGGCAGGACACCTGGTACAACACCAGCGTGACCATGAAGAAGGTCCGGGAGGCCATCGTCGCGGCGGAGGACAAGGCCGCGTCCGATCTGGAGGTCCTGGCTACCGTGGAGAGCGAGTTTGCCGAGGCCGTCAAGATCAAGTACCTGGAGCACCTGGACCTGAACGAGGCCCTGATGGAGCGCTCCCGCCTCCAGGAGCGGGCCAAGCGCCTGCGGGAATACGAGGCCCAGCGGGCCGCCCAGGCCGCCAACCTGGCAGAGGAGCAGCGCGAGGCAGAGGCGACGCGGGGCGCAGAGCAGACCCCGGACCCCGCTGCCAATGCGGCCCAGGCCGGGACCTGGGAACCCGGCGGCGGTGAGGCCGTGGAGGAGACCATCTACCTGCTGCGCTTTGAGTGCCAGGTGACAAGGGACCAGGCGGCGGAGCTTTCCCGCTGGCTGAAAGAACGGAACATTTCGTATAGGAGGATTTAATCATGGCCGTGAACAATTCTTTGCAGAGCCGCAGCGGCGGCAAGCCCAAGTTCAGCGTGGCTATCCAGACGCCGATGTACCAGAAGCTCGTGAACGACACCCTGGGAGACCCGGACCGCGCCCGGCGCTTCGTGGCTGCCATCAGCTCCGCCGTGGCCGTAAACCCGTCCCTCCAGGAGTGCGACGCCGGGACGGTGCTGACCGCCGCCCTGCTGGGTGAGAGCCTAAACCTGTCCCCCTCCCCGCAGCTCGGCCAGTATTACATGGTCCCCTACAAGGACAAGAAGCGCGGCACCGTGGCCCAGTTCCAGCTCGGCTACAAGGGCTACATCCAGCTTGCGGAGCGCAGCGGCCAATACCTGGACATCGACGCGTTCCCCGTGGTGGAGGGTGAGTACAGAGGCCGGGACCGCTTCACCCGCCGCCCCATCCTGGAGTTCCTGGAGGACGACGGAGACCGGGAGAGCCGCCCCGTGGTGGGCTACTACGCCTACTTCGAGCTGAACAACGGCTTCCGCAAGGTGCTGTACTGGAGCAAGGACAAGATGCTGGCCCATGCGGACCGCTACTCCCAGGCGTTCCACCTGGAGGCCCGCGAGGCCCAGGACCCCCGGTACAGCCGCGTGTCCTACGCCGACTTCGTGGCGGGCAATTACCCCAAGGGCGACGAGTGGAAGTATTCCTCCTTCTGGTACAAGGACTTCGACGGGATGGCCTGCAAGACGATGCTGCGCCAGCTTATCAGCAAGTGGGGCATCATGTCCATTGACCTCCAGAAAGCCCTTGCAAGCGACGAGGCGGCCATTGGCACCGATGGGAGCAAGAATTACCTGGATGCACCCGAAAACGCGCCAGATGCCCTTCCAGAGGCCAACCCGGAGACCGGGGAGGTCATCGAACCCAGCAGCAATACCGCGCCGGAGCTGCCCGACGGCATCTTCGAGGATGCAACGGGGCAGCAGGCGCTTGCGTAAGGAGGCATCCGTATGCCCAAGACCAACGAGAAAGACGCCTATTTCTTCTCCCACGACTGCAACGCCCGCAACGACCCCAAAATCCTGGCCCTCCGCTCCGTCTACGGGGCGGAGGGGTACGGGGTGTACTTCATGCTGGTGGAGATACTCCGAGAGCAGCCGGAGTACCGGCTGTCCGTGAACAAGTACATCTGGAATACACTTGCTATGCAAATGCAGGTGGAAGCATCCCGCTTGGAGCAGATCATCACAGACTGCTGCACAGAGTTTGCAGAAAACGGCAGCACGCTTTTGGTGAACGACGGCGAGTATCTTTACTCCGCTTCCCTTCTCCGACGCATGGGGAAGGTGGACGACATCTCCAACCTCCGGCGGGAGGCGGCGCAAAAACGCTGGAAAAATCAGCCTTGCAAGGCCGACGACGGCAGCGGAGCATCCACAAGTAATGCAAATGCAGAGCAAACCGATGCAAATAAAAGAAAAGCAAAGCAGAGTAAAGAAAAGCAAAGCAAAGCAGAGGAAAAGAAAACAAAGGAAACTATCTTTGCGGACTTCGCCTCCGGCGAC